TATCCATATCCTTGAAACTCTGGATTGTCTTGTTGGCTTCTGCAAGCTGATTCTGTACAGCAGTGAATTCCGCTTCGGAATAGGTCTTTTCTGCCGGAGTTTCCGGCTGTCCAGTCGGGATTTCAGTTTCTTTGATTTCTTCTGCCATAGAAAAAACTCTCCTTTTCTGAAAAATGGGTATAAAAATAAGGCTTCAAAGCCTGTTTTAACGCTGTTAAAATACTATTTTAATCCGTACAGAAATTTCCAGTAAAGAAAAACTGATTTCTGTCATCGGTTCGGTGAATGTCTGCCGCTCCACGCTTTTCGAGTTCCCTGACAAGCTCTTCCGTTGAGAAATCTTCGAGCAGTTCTTCTTTTTTCACGGAACAGGAATTTTTTTCTCCTGTTTCTGAAAAAACTACATTGGAAAATTCCATATTTTTGACAGGAATATCAAACGTCAGGCAGCATTCTGCCGTGCCGATTTCCGCAGTTGTTCCGATCTGAAAATCAGTTATTTTATTCACCGCAACGCCATTGAGCAGCACGTTTCCGCCCTGAACTTTCAGAACATTATTTGTCATTGCCAATTTCTCCTTTCGGGTACAAAAATAAGGCCGTTCAGCCTTGCTTCCGATATTTTTTGTTTCTGCCGTAATGCTTCCGGCTGAGAATATAGCTTACATAGGATTTGTAATCTTCAAATTTCAGGCGGTTTGCAATCAATTGTTCCATCTTCTTAAAGCATTCCGCAATAGTAGGAGCTTCATAAAGTTCCATGTTTTTTCTCCTTTCAGGTATCAGAAAACCGCCCTTGTGGACGGTTTAATTTTATTTGACTTTTTCACTCTTTTCTGCTATAATAAATGTAATTCTGGGAGAAGAAAGAGGGTGAGAATGTGGAATTAAAAATAAACGTTACAATGAATCAGGACGACAATATGAGTGATGACTTGGTAAAAAGTGCTTTTATTTCTCAGCTTAATAACGGTTGGCACGTTAGCAATATGAAGAAAATAAAAGAATATTCTTTCGGCATCGAAAACGGAAAAATCCTGAAACAAGATTTATTTATTTTTACAGTTACGAGCAGTACAGAAAATCCGAAATTTCCTCCGTTCGGTTCAATCTGGAAAGAGTGAAAAACGTTCGCCTTTTCGCAGTGCGGCAAACAGATGAGGAAAGTCCTTTCTTGTTTCTTCATCATTCACAACAGGTTCAAGATTCCATTTTTCACAGCATTCTTTCATAGTTTGTTCATCCTGAAAGAACATGACAGATGCGTATCCTTTCGGAATCATAAATTCATACGCTTTTTTGCGATTCATAATACTTTCCTTTCTTCCCGTCTTTCTCCCAGACGGGATTTTTATTTAATATTTTCTAATGGAATATTTTTTCCATTAGCTTTCAGCCAATCTCCACGTTCAAAGCAGTTCATAAACCGTTTTTCCCAAAAGTCAACATCTTCACCGGATTTTAATATTTTAAGTGGCGGAATAAAAGTGGGATTTCCTTCTTTTGTGCAGGGAGCAATAAATATCCAGCAGTCTTCAAGTTCATAGCAAGTTGTAATACGAAAACCTTCATATGCCTCTTTAGCTGCTTCATAGGCTTCTTTTATTGTCAGATTCATTTATTCCGCCCCCTCAACACAAATTCTAATTAAATTGCTAAAATCAAGTTTATCAATCCGACAAAATTTTGTATTTTCGATAAATATCTTATTAAAATATTTATCGACATCAAATTCACCAACTTGTGGGTCAATAAACATAATTTTTCCGTTTTCTTTTTCTGCACAGAAAATATGTGACCCTTCTGTTGTCATTATTGAAATTTCAACTCTCGCACCGTCTTCACATGATTTTAAAAAGTCGATGATTTCTTGCTTTCCACCGCCATGACATTCAATCCACTTAGCATCTACAAAGATTTTCATAAATTCTGAAAGTCCTAATGTATCACCGGAAGGTGCATCTACAGCAATCACATTATATCCACGTCTGCGTAATTCATAAGTCGGAACACAACGCTGACAGTTTTCTGTATATCCATGCGGATTCGTGGCTTTTAACGCTTCTTCTATGCTTTCAGTCTTAGAAAGCTTAGGAAGAGAATCAAGATATTCCTGAGAAACTTGTTTATGATTTTCAGGAGTAAGTTTATCCTTTATTTTATTCTTAAATCCCTGAATCTTATTTTTTACAGAAGAAACAGGATTTCCTGATGATTTTATTTTACCATTTTTCTTTCCGGATGTCAAGCCTCTATGCACTTTTTTATTCGCCCAGACCGATTTCTGAGAAACGCTTCTTCCGAAGCCGTCCACCCATGTTCTTGACGAATCGTTGAGGAAGCCTGTCTGGTCAAGAAAGTCTTTCAGTTTCTGTTCAGCTTTTTTGAGCTGAACCGATCTTTTCTGGAACTCCGCACCGGCTGCTGCTGCATCTGCATCGGTCTGAGCGGAATCCTGCTGCACTTTCGCAGCGAGAACCTGCCGTTTCTTTTCACGGATTCTTCTTTCGTAGTAACGCTGCATCTGAGTGATTTCATAATCATGATAATCTTTGCCGTCGATCTGAACGGTATGTTCCGCAAGGTCTTTCAGCCGCTGATCAGAATAGGCACGCTCGCTGAATCCCTCGAAGAACGGATGCCAGTCATGCCGGCAGTTGACACCGCCGAAACCGTCAGCAGTACCGTAGCCGATTTCATCTACAGTCAGATAGCCCCGTCTGCCGGAGAGGGAAACAATCTGTCCCTGCCATTCGGAATGCGAGGGACGGGCACCGGCATGAGCGGTGATTTCCATCAGATCGCAGTCCAGATCACGGGCATTCTGAAAGGAAACCTGCCGGACGGTCTGTCCGACACCAGTCAGAACGGCACGCCGGACAGCGACATCAAGTTTATCGGTATGGCCGGACGGATAGCGGACAAGAGCACCGTTTCCGGCAGCTGTCTGGACAGCATGACGGATGGCGGTATTGTAATCCATCACACCGGAACTCGTCTGCATGTATGCGAGATTGCAGGCCTAAATAAAGGCCTGCTGTGAAGTATTCGCTGTGGTAAGAGTCAGATTTTTCAGACTGCCGCCGCATTTCTGATAGCCTGCTTCTAAGATCTGCAAAGCATTTCCGCTCAGATTTCGAGGCACAACAAGACCGGCCTGCCGGTAATAGAAATTATCATTCCGGACGGCCTGTATACCGGCATTCTGAAACAGAATCCTGATTTCCCTGTCGGTCTGACCTGTCCGCTGTGAGATTTCGGCGAGAATATCTTCATAGAGCATTCCGGATTCCTGAAGCATTCCTGCCTGCCATGCGGAAGCATCGGAAAGATAGCCCATTCTAACGATACGTCTTGTCATATCTTCGATGATGCTTTCTTCCAGACCGGCATAGAGAACGGCGATTTCGTCGCACAGATGGTTATACTGTAACGGAGTCAGCATGATCGTCACCAAAGAGAGGATCAGAATCGGGAAGCATTGTCAGAGCTTTTTTCCTGCTGGTTCTGAAATACCATGCAAGCAAGAGTTCCGGCCGGAGACAGCCCATTGTGACAAGCTGAGTTCTTCTCTGGAACTCCTTGTCGGGGTCTTCAAGAACGGAATCGCCCCAGATGCAGGAAAGTTCCGGATTCTTAGCAGAATCGAGGTCATACAGAGAGGCAAAGACGCTCATTGCATAGACAAGATTTTCAAAAGATTCCTGCAAGGCATTCTGCATCTTGGAAACCTGCACATAACTTCTTTGTTTGGAGCTGAGAATTTCCTGTGCAGTTTTTTCGATGTCGGTCGGATTGGAAAGCGTTCCGTAAGCCAGACCGACATTGAATTCGATTCTTTGCAGAATGTGATTCAGACCGTTGAACAGGGATTCATCACGGATTGCCGGAGAAAAAATCTGCATGGCATCGGAAATTTTTTCGCCTGAAAAGATGTTGTACCGGCGGAACAGTCTTTTGTTTCCGACCGGAAGATCGGGACGCTTTCCGGTTTCATCCTTTTTGAATAAATCCTGACGTGCATCGACAGCGAGTTCCGTGCCTCTGAATTCCCACTGAATCCGTGCCCACTGCTGATCGGCTTCCTGAATGAGTTCTTCCGCATGGGAAAAGCAGGAGATTCCGACCGGAGAATCCGGATCAATAATATTCGCCGCCGGATTCTGATAGACAGAAAACAGGGGCTTTTCAATATTTCTGATTGTCTGGATTTCCTGAAGATTTTCCCATCCGGCAACGCTGTGCAGATCGCATTCTGTTCCAAGCGAATCGGCAGAAAGCGAGAAATAGGCTTTATTTTCAACTGTATACAGATGATGTCCGGCATCAAAAGTATGTGTTTCGAGTCTGGTATAGTAAATTCTGCCAATTGTTTTTCTGGACAGGAATACAGCGGCAGTCGCCTGACCGGAATCATCAAAAGCAGTCGGAGCGAACCTGTCCGCACGGATGATGTCAACAAGAATCTGATTGCCGGAAACGTACGGCTTGAACGCCACCGAACCCAGAGCGAAAGCCAGATCAGCCCTGATCAGGAAGCGTTTCAGGAATTTCTGAAACTGTTGATCCAGATACGGTGTACTGACATGGATTTCCGATTCTGCCATGACAAGCCGTGCAAATTCGGAAGAAATTGCCGAGGGCAGATCGAGACTGTGGTTCTGTTCCGGTGAGCTTTCCTGATGGCGGTACATGTCCAGCCAGACAGAAAGAGCGGTCTGCATTTCTGGAGAAACAGGTTTTTCAGCGGTTCTGGATTTTCCGAAAAGTTTTGCGATAAAATCAAAGATTCTCATTGTTCCGCCTCCTTTATCACCAGAAAATCAGGAAATTCACGCCGCATGACCGTATGGACAAAATATCGTATATCATCCATAGCATGGTCATTTTCCTTGATGACTTTGTCTTCTTTCGCCTTTTCATCCCAGCAGTACAGGCCGAACTCACGGATTGTATCCCTGCATTCCGGAGAAAAGTGAAGCCTTTGTGCTTTCAGGAGCGTTCCTGTATTCCGGATGCCGTCAAGCACATCATTGTTTGCCTTCCGGACGCTGAATTCATCATGCCGTCTGATGCACTCGATAAAACTTGCCGCTGACGGGTCAACAATCACATATTCAATCCGGTCTTTGAGGTTTCCGGCGAGTTTCACGAGTTCCCTGTAATGTTCCTCATCAGTTCGGGAAAGTCCTTCTTTTCGGGCATCATAATAGCTTTCACGGATTCGGTAAGCGTTTCCGTCATCCGTCAGATACCACAGGCCCATGGAAGTCGGATTTAAAGTACCATAATCGACAGAGATATAATATTCTCCGGACGGAAGTTTTTCCGGAATCTCG